CCCGTGGGTTTCGCGGGCGCGTTGCAGCGTTGTCGCACCGCGGAGGCATCCGCGGGCGAGCTTTACACGCGCCTCCTCCGCGAGGCCGCCGCCGAGCGCGACGCCGACCGCCGCGCCTCCCTCACCGCCGAGGCGGAGCAGGCGCGCCGCGCGTGGGACGAGTTGGTCGACCGCCTCCGCGCGATGGAGCGCGACGCCGAGAAAATCCTCTCCGCTTCCGGCCGCATCTGGCTCGCCGACGACGTGCTCGCCTCGCTGGAAGTCGCACACCTCGCCTTGCGCGAGGGCGTGCGCGGCCTGCTCCGCCGCATCCGTCCCCGCCTCGCTACGCTCCCGCCCGCCGAGCAAGACGCCGCGTGGCACGCCGAGGTCGAGGCGCTCTTCGCCGGCCTCCGCGCGAACAAGTTCACCGCCCCGCCCGCCGATTCGCCGCCGGCCGTCGCCGCATGACCGCCGCACCCGACTCGCTCGCCCTCCCCCTCGCCGACGCCGCCCCGCCCGCCGACCTGGACTCGCCCGCGCCCGCTGTCGCCGCCGCCATCGCGGCCGCGCTCGCCCGCATCAATCCCGAGGTTCACGCGCAGCTCGCCGCCGCCCTCGCCCGCATCTACGCTCCCGCCTGCGACCTCTCGTGTTGGGCGTGGGTTCACGCGCACATCGTCATCACGCCGGACGAGTCGCGCGACCATCACGGCCCCTATGACGGCACCCTGACGCCCTACGTCCGCCGCCTGATGGATTTCGTCACCTCGCCCGCCGCGCAGGAACGCGAACTCATCATCCGCAAATCCGCGCAACTCGGCTTCACCTTGGCGACCTTGCTTGTCATCTGCTACGTCGCCGCCACGCGCCCGACCCACGTCCTCTACGCGATGGACTCCGCGAAGGAGGCGAAGAACATTTCCCTTCGCCTGCAACGTCTCCTCACGACGAACCGCGCGCTCGACGGCGTGTTCACGGACGAGGGCGCCGACGATCTGCAAAACCTCCTCCTCCACCTCCGCGGGATGGATGTCCACCTCTGCGGCTCCGGTTCGGCCGGCGCCTTCGCCAACAAGTCCGTCGGCCTCGCCATCCTTGAGGAACTCGACAAGCACATCCCCGCGCCCGGGGGCCACGCCGACACGATTGACCTCGCGCGTGATCGCCTGAAAAAAGTCGCCGAGGGCAAGCTCATCGCGGGCGGCACGCCGCAGGGATTCGAGGCTCAGACGAATCAGAATTTCCTCTCCGGCTCGCGCGAGGAACTCCACGCGCCTTGCCCGCACTGCGATCATTTTCAGCCGTTCCACTGGGACCAGATTCGTTTCGAGCACTGCAAAGACCTCGCCGGTTCGTGGGACTATGACCGCGTGCTCGCCGAGACGTTTCTCGAATGCGAATTCTGCCACCAGCCGATTCGCGACGCCGACAAGCGCCGCATCCTGCCGCGCGCCCGCTGGGTGGCGCACAACACCGGCGCCGACGATCACAAGCCCTACCCCGGCCGCGTCTCGATTTGGATCTCCGACCTCTACTCGCAGGACGCGCAAACGACGTGGGGCCGCCTCGCCGCCAAGTTCATCGATGCGCAGAAATCGCCCTCGAAACTCCGTAATTTTTTCAACGAGACGCTCGGCGTCCCGCGCAAGGAAGCGAAGACCGAGGTCACCCAAAGCGATCTCTACAAACTCGCGGGCGGCTACGAGCACGGCTGCATCCCCAAGGCGCCCGCGCTCAATCCCGCGACCGGCGCCGCCGCCGTCGTCCTCTGCGCCGACGTGCAGGCCGCCGAAAAGAAATGGGTCAAGGTGGGTTTCCGCGCCGACGGCGAGGCGTTCGTCATCGATTACGGCCGCTGCCTTTCCTACTCCGAGCTGCTCGCCATCGCCGACGATCCGGTGTGGGTCGGCTTCCGCAAACCCGCCAAGGACGAACTCGACGCCCTCCGCGCCGAGGCCATCGCGTCGAGCCGCGACTATTTCGCACTGCTCCGCGAGCGGTTCCCCGGCCAAGCGTGGCACGCCTCGAGCGTCGGCCTGATTGACGAGGGCCACGAGACGTTCGTCGTCCGCGATTTCTGCCACAGCACCGGCGACGCTTCGGCCTCGCCGCCGACACCACCGCGCTTCTTCCCCGCCAAGGGCGTGCCCCGCGCGCACGTCCGCGACATCGTGACGGAGGTCGTCGACAAATTCAAAACGACCGGCGGCGACTTCATCACCGTCTATCACTTTTCGGACGACGATCTGAAACGCGAACTCTACCTCGGCCGCATCGGCGAGTTCGACGCCATCGCTAAGGGCAAGTCAGCCGTCCCCCGCCTCTGGCTCCCCCAATACGCCGAGCCCGAATTCATCGCGGAACTCTGCCAGGAAAAGCGCGGCCTCGTTCTGCACCGCGGCCGGCCGACCTGGCTCTGGCTGGAGCCCAAAGCCGCGAACGACTGGGGCGACGCGCTCAAGATGGCCCTCGGCCTCTGGCACGTCATCAAGGCGCAGTTCGCCGTGACGCCCGCCGCCCCGACCTAGGGGAGAAATCCTTCGCCCCGGGGAACCAACGTCGTCCCACTTACGTCTAAACCCCAGCTCGCCGTGCCCGATGTCATTCCCATGGGGCGTTTGCGCCGGCCCGCATACGTGTGTAATTTTACAATCAGGGCGCTTGCCTACCGGGCAAAAACCCAAAAACATTCCACCACTTTTGCCATATGGCTGATAAGAAAAACGTCCCAGCGGTATCGTCCGATCCTAAGCCGGAGACCATGAAAATGGCCGCCGAAGCCCGCACGAAGTCGAATCACTTGAGCGACGCGCAGCGCGAAGCGTCGTTCAACCACGGCATGAGTTTGATTTATGGCGGCTCCTCTCACGTCGCGGCCAAAGCTGGCCGCCCTTGATACCAACATTCCGCTCGATCTCGCTCAGGATGGGGCCGCGGCTCACAATCTCGTCCTCCGCTTGATCAGATTGGGTTTCATCCCAATCGTAACGCAGACCGTTGTGCAAGAACTTGGCCACTTGGCCATGAACGGGGCCAGTCCTCGCACGCGAGACAGCGCAGCTACCGCCCTCAGTTCGCTTCGCGCTTGGGGTATTCAGCCGCTGACATTGAAGCCGGTCGGCAATGGGATCTGCGATGTGGCGGCTGATGTCATCGCCAACCGCCGTCTCCTGCCCGAGGAAGAGCGCAACGACGCCTACGTGCTCGTCGAAAGCGGAGTCTGTGGCGCCGCCCTCCTGCTCACCTGGGACAATCACCTCCTCTCCGCTTCCAACGAAGCGCTCAATGATGTGCTGAAGTCCTTCGATTTGCATCCAGTTCAAATCTTGCATCCCAAAGTAATTCTCGAACGGAACCGGTAGGCCCCCCCCTTTTTTGACACGCCCGCGCGTGCGTGGACTCCACCGCGCGCATCGAAGCCTACAAGACCGGCCTTCGCCTGATTTACCCGGCGACGGTTGCCGGCACCGCCGCGTTGCGCGCCGCGATTCTCGTCCTGATGGACGACGCCACCGGCGGCGCCGGGGATTCCGTCGTCATCACGCAACAGGGTTTCGAGGGCGGGCAGGCGACGGGCCAGCTCACGCTTGAACCGCTCGCAAAATTGCAGGCGATGACGGACCTGCTCGCCGAGATCGATCCCGACAACGCGCCCGTCGCGCCGGCCGCCACGCGCTTTGCGGATTTCAGTTGCAGCCCGCTCGAAACATGAGCCGCCGCCACCGCCTCGCCCCCGCCGCCGCGGCCCACCGGTTCCCCGCCCCCTCCGCCGACACGCCCGCGCCGCACCCGTCCGGCACCTTCGCCGGCTGGGGCAGCAACGGCCATCACGGCGCCGACAACTCGCGCCTCCGCGGCTACGCCTATTTTCCCGAACTCGACACGCGCCGCGAAATTTCCAGCTACACGCGCAACGAGATTCTCCGCAAGGTCCGGTTCCTCTACGCGAATCACGGCATCGCCAAGCGCACGATCAACGGCCTCGCGCGCCTCGTCGCCGGCACCGGCCTCACCCCGCAGGCGATGACGAAGGACACGCGATGGAACGCCCTCGCCGAAAAGTTTTTCGCCAACGCGACGGGCAGCCCGTTCGTCTTCGACACCGGCGGCCGCTACAACTTCCCCAAGTCGCAACAGTCTTTGCTCCGCTTCCGCTACCGCGACGGCGACGCAGCCGCCCTGCTCGCCGAGAGCGCGGCCGGTGGCGCGCGCTTCGCGTTCTACGAGGGCCACAACATCGGCAACGGCGAGCTGGCGGCCGGCGAGAATGCCGAACTGTGGCGCGACGGCGTCCGCCACGATGCACAGAACCGCGCGCGGTCGTATCGCTTCATCGGCAACGGCGAGGGGCAGCGCGACATCCCCGCGGAGAACGTGATTTTCTTTGCCGACTATGAGCGCGCCGGCCAGTCGCGCGGCCTCTCCGTCCTGTCGCACGCGATCAATCACCTGCTCGATTCCGCGGAAATCACCGGGTTCATCAAGGCCGGCGTCAAGCTCTCCAACCAATACGGCTATTGGATCGAGTATGAGAACGGCGCGACGAAGCCGCCGCAGACCGCGGGCGCGCGCGTCGGCGGCACGGGCAACACGGAAAAAATCTCGACGCCCGCCGGCCCGATCACGCTGGAGCGGATCTACTGCGCGGGCGCGCTCCCCGATCTGCCGGTCGGCGCCAAGCTCCGTTTCAACGCGTCCACCCACCCGCACCCGAACAATCTTTCGCTGATTGAATTTCTCATCCGTGACATCGCGTGGGGCGTCGGCCTCTCGCCGGAAATCCTCTGGAACATCGCGGCCCTCGGCGGCGCCAACACGCGCTTTGTCCTCGCCGATGCGCAGGGCTGGATCGAAGAACAGCAGGCCGAACTCGTCCGCCTCTACAATTCGCGCGTGTGGGTTTACACGCTCGCGAAGGCGATGAAGTCGGGCCAGCTCCCGCGCTGCACCGATCCCGAGTGGTGGGTTCACGGGTGGATTCCGCCGCCGCGCCTCACCGTCGATTTCGGCCGCGATGGGAAGCTGCACCTGGAACAGCTCAAGATGGGCGTCATCACTTACTCGCGCTTGCTCGGCTGGCAGGGTCAGGACTTCGAGTCGCACACGAACCGCTGGCTCGACGAACTCGCCTTCATGAAGGCCGGGATGCAGTCGCGCGGCCTCACGTGGGACGACGTGCAGCAGTGGCGCAACTCCGTCGGCTTCCGCCCGGACAACGCCGACACCGACGGCGCGGCCGGCGACGGCTTCGCCGCCGATCCTTCGACCGCCTCCGCGCAGCTCGCCGCCCTCGCCAAAGACCCCGCGGCCGCCGCGAAAGTCTTCGCCCAACTCCGCGCCCTTCCCGAGGCCGCCTGACCTCTCGCCTTCCCCGCCGGCCCATCACCTCTCGCCCATCACCCATCACCCGCGGGCGCGTCCCGCGCCCGCCCATGCGCCCCACCGCCGCCGTCATCGCCCAACTGCTCGCCGATCTGCTCTGCCATCCCGTCGGGATGCGCGCGCCGGAGCATTCCCTTTTCGTGCAAAGTCTCATCAAAGGCCACACCTCCCTCGCCGACGTGCGCGCCGAGGACACCGGCGGCGAGGACAGCGAGCCGTGGTCGTGGGAACTCCCGATCTACGAAGTCGTCGACGGCGTCGCGCTCGTCCAAGTCTTCGGCAAAATCGTCAAGGGCTACGACGATTTTACGTGCTGGTATTTCGGGCTCATGTCCACGGACCGGCTCCAGCGCGCGATTGACGAACTCGCCGCGCGCTCCGACGTGGCGGCCGTCCTCTTCTGGCTCAACACCCCGGGCGGTTCCTCCGCCGGGATGCCGGAGACGGCCGACGCGATTGTCGCGCTCGGCGAATCCAAGCTCACCGTAGCCTTCTCCGCCGACACCGCCGCGTCGAATGGCTACCGGCTCGCCGCCGCGTGCCGGCAAATCTTCTGCACGCGCAGCGCCGTGCTCGGCTCCATCGGCACCTATCTCGCGTTCTACGACTACACCGAGATGCTGACGGCCGCCGGCATCAAGCTGGAGCTGTTGGTCCGCGGCAAATACAAGGCGGCCGGCGTCGCGGGCAAACCGCTCTCCGACGATCAGCGCGCGTTTCTCGACGAATGGGTGGGCCGGTGCGACGATCTATTCAAGACCTTCGTCACCGCGCGCCGCCCCGGCGTGTCGGCCGACACGATGCAAGGCCAGTGGTTCGACGGCGAGCAGGCCGTCACGCTCGCCCTCGCCGACCGCCTCGTCTCCGGCCTCCCCGAGCTGCTCGCCGAATTGCGCGCCTCGATTTCACCCGCGCGGGCCGCCGCGATTTGACACGGCCGCGCCTGCATCCTTCCCATGACTAAAGCCCAACGCGCCCGCCTCGCCGCGCTTCACGCGCTCGCCACCCGCACCGCCGCCGAAGACGCGGAATTGGTTTCCCTAAAAACCCTCGCCACCGCGCACCCGGACACATCGAAAGACACGGACGCCCCCGCGGCCGCCGCCCCCGCTGCCGCCTCGCCGGCCGCCCCCGCAAATTCACCCGCCTCGGGTGAGTCCCCCGCCGGACTCGCCCAACCTCCCGCGCCCGCCGGTCTCGCGGGCATCCTGCAAACCGCGTTCGCCTCCGTCCGCAGCCGCGTCGCCGTCTCCGCCGATCTCACGACGGCGCGGGCGCACGTGGCGACCGTGACGGCCGAGCGCGACACCGCCCGCACGGACCTCGCCGCGGCTCGCTCTCAGCTCTCAGCCCTCAGCTCTCAGCTCAGTGCGATGGCCGGTTTCTTTGGCTTGAAACCGGAGCAGCTCGCCGGCCTCGATGCCGCCGCCGCGACCGCGCTCGTCTCGCGCAGAATCGCCGACACCGCCACGGAACAGGTCGCCGCCCTCGGCTTCAACGTGACGGCCGTCCCGCCGACTGCGCCGGGCAACGGTGGCAGCGCCGCCGACACGCTGGAGGAAGTGCAATCCGAGATGGCCGGCTGCAAAGACCCGGTCGCGCTCGGCAAGCTCGCCGCCAAGGCCAACGCCCTCCGCGAAAAAGCGTGGGCCAACCCCGGCAAGAACTAACCCGCTCGCCCGCCCGATTTCATCCCATCGCCCGCACCTCTCACCCTTCGCCCTTTTTCCCATGAACAAGCTCCTCCGCAGAATCGCCCGCAAGGCGTCCCGTCTCCCCGTGTGCATCGGCTGGCCGCTGCACGCGTTCCTCGTCTTCCTTGTCGTCATCGCCGCCACGACCGCCGCAACGGCGTGGAATCTGTTCGCCGCGCCGCGCGGCTTCCGGCCCTTCACTCCGCCGCTCGCCCTCGGCGTCACGCTGACGACCTCCCAGGTCTTGCTCGATGTCATCGGCGCGTTCCGCCGTTGGTTCCCCGGCCTCGCCATGCTCGGCACCGATTTCCGCGCGAAGCCGCTCAAGCTTAATCAGACCTACATCGCGCACATCGCGAGCCTCCCCGTCGCCTCGACCTTCGACCGCTCACAGGGCGGCTACAAGAACGGCGCGCAGTCGGCCCGCGGCCTGCTCGCCGACGTGCCCGTCTTCGTCGACGGCCATCCCACGTGCCCGCTCCGGTGGGAACACCTCGACCAGATCAAGGATCAGAAGAACGAATACGGCGAGGTCGTGAGCAACACCGGCTTTGTCATCGCCAAGGGCGCGAGCGACACCGGCGTTTTCGCCAAGATGACGACGCGCTTTTTCAGCCGCGAGGTCATCTCCACCGTCGCGAATGCCGATTACGATTGGCTGCAAGACCTCGTCACCGCGGGCAACGCCGCGGGCCAGCTCCCCACCGGGCGCGTCCTGTTCGTCAACAGCGCAGTGGCCAACATCCTCGCGGTCGATCCCCGGATGATTTCCAAGGACTACGCGGGCCAGCAACTCGACGGCAACGCCTACCGCCAGTGGCGCAACGTCGGCGGCTTCGCGCTGATTCAGGAATACCCGGACCTGCCGTCGAACAACGGCCCGGTGCTCACCGGGATCACCGGCGTCGCCGCGACGGACATCATCACCAAGGTCGCGCACGGCCTCGTCACCGGCGATCCCTTCGTGTTTGCCTCGCTCGGCGGCGGCGCGGGCCTCGCCGCCCTCACGAAGTATTGGGTCATCCGGCTCGACAACGACACGTTCAAGCTCGCGACGACCTACGCCCTCGCCGTCGCCGGCACGCCGATCAACTTCACGACGGACATCACGTCCTCGCCCGGCGCCCTCACGGAAAATCTCATCGCTTTCTCCGCCGACAAGAAAGCTTTCGCCTTCCTCGCCGGCCTGCCCGACGGGATGCAGACGGACATCTGCGAAGTCCTCGGCATCCCGCGCACGATGATTTTCGAGAGCATCGTCGACCCGTCTTCTCAGCAGGCGATGGCCGCCGCCAAGTGGCAGGAAGGCGGCACGGGCGATGCCTACTTTGTCCCGACCTTCGTCTTCGGCACGCACGCCGGCAAGCAGGGCGATGCGACGACCTCCGTCCTCGCCGCCGCCAAGGCCGCCGACACGGGGTGCGACAAGGCCGGCATCCGCGTCACGAGCGGCGCCGTCTGAGCTTGTCCGTCATGAACCGCGGCTCGGCTCGCCTTAGCTCGTCCCGAGCGACGGCGGCCCACCCACCGGTTTGCCGCTCCTAAAACCAAATCCCCGCCGCGGACCAACACCGGTTCCTAGTCCGCGGCGGGGTTCAATTCTCCGGTCTCTCAACTTTCAACCCTCAACCGTAGCGCCTCGATGGCGCGAAGTCCTGAGCCCTGCGGCGAAGGATCAATCTCCCAATCCCATGTCCCGCCTCGTCATTGCCATCGGCTACGCCGACCGCCGCTCCAGCACGCCGCCTGAATTGGTTTACCTCGGCCGCGACGCCTCCGCCATGCGCACCGCCTGCGATGCCTCCCCGCTGGCCTTCTTCACCCTCATCCCGTTCGCGATGGGCATCCCGAAGGCCAATCGGAACGCGGCCGCCAACGCCGCCGGAATCGCCGCCGCCCGCGCAGCCGATCTCGAGGAAGTCGAAGGCCACTTTGCCGACATCGCCGCCGCGGCCGCCGAGCGCGCGCGAGTCCTCGCCGCCCTCCACGACGAACTTGCCACCGGGCGCGCCGATTGGGAACAGCGCGGCCTGCAACTGAGCGATCTGCTCGACGCCACCCGCGCCAAGGACAACGAACTCGCCACCCTCCGCGCCGAGCTGGCCCGCGTGACCGCCCCGCCGCCCGAAGCTCGCCATAGCCCGCAGGGCGACGGCGGCCCGGCCGCGCCCGCCGAGCCTGCGCCTGCGGAAGCTCCGCCCCCGGCCGAGCCGACCGCCGAGTCGCCCGCCGCCGACGCCACGCCCCCCGGCAAGCGCCGCAAGTAGCCCGCTGCCCCCTCCGGTCTCTCAACTCTCAACCTTCAACTTTCAACTGCGGGCGCGCCCGCGCCCGTGACTCCCGCCGCCGTCCGCCGCTTCGCCACGATCGCCGCGCGCACCCGCGCGGCCGTCTGGCCCTGCACGGTCAAGCTGGCGGACCTCTCGACCGTCGCCGTCGCCAAGTCCGCCACGAAGCTCGAGCGCACGCAGAACGAAACCGGCTCGGGTTGGGTGCAGCGCGCCCTCGCCACCTTCAACTTCCCCGCGACCGGCGCGTTCATCCCGGCCATCGGCGGCGAGTGGGAGATCACCGTCTCCGAACTCGTTGATGAAGTCGGCACCCGCTGGCGCTGCTTCGATCTCACGCGCAGCGCCGCCGGCACCGAACACCGCTGCACCTGCTTCCGCCTCGACTGATTGCTCGCGGCCCTCAACCGGAGCGCCTCGATGGCGCGGAGCCCTGAGCCCTGCGGCGAAGGGTCCATTCTTTTTCTTCTTTGCCTGTGAATCCTACCGTCACCCTCGTCCGCGACACGATGGGCGACTCCCTGCTCCGCTACGCCGACGTGATGGAGCGCACGCTGAAAGACACCGTGCGCCGCGCCGCGCGCGGTGCGCACCGCCGGGTGATTGACATCACCCCGCCCGCCCATGCCGGCGTCAAGGGCGCGGCCGCCTACCGCCACGGCCGGAAGAAAATCGCGCGGCAAATGGGCGGAGTCCTGGCCCCCGTGAAGTTGAAAGGCCGCCGGCTCATCACGCACGTTTACGGGCATCAGCTCGCGAAGCCCGTCTATGTCCGCACCGCCGAGAAATACACCGATGTCGTCAGCGTGTATCGGCAGAACCGGACGTTTCGTAACCGGGGCGTTGGCGTCCGCTCGCGCGGCCTGCGCAGTGCGAAATACTTCGTCGACGTGCGCAAGTTCAACACGCTGTTGAAGGCGAAGGAGGCCCGCGTCGGCACGCTCGCGAGTGGCTGGGCGGCCGGCGCGGCCGCGCTCGACGTGCCGTTGCAGAACTGGATTTCCCGCCACGGCAAGGGCCGCGGCGCCGTGAAGCTCGACCTCGCTTCCGCGCGGATGCGCATCGTCGTCTCGAACTACGCGGGCAGCGGGCTCCCCGAGAATGTCGCCGCGGAACTCGACCGCCGCATCGGCTACGCCGTGCAATACCAACGCGACGCGATGGCCCGCGAGGTCCGCTACATGATGGGGAAGAAAGCGCAGGAACTCGCGATCAAGACCCGGAATTTCGACGGCGTCGTCCCCGCCGGCATGGCCGGCGGCGCCGAGTCCTGATGCCCACCCACTGCCGGGACTCCGTGCCCCCCACGTGGTCCGCACCTAGTCTTAATCCGCGCGATTTGGAGGGGCTAAACGGGAGCGACTTTCGGCAGTTCATGCCCAAGCAACTATTCTAAAACGAGAATTCTATTGCCGAACGACTCCACTCCGCTAGCTCGGAGAGCATGTCTGCCTTGCTGGAAAGTCAGCCCTATCTAGGCGGTGACATTTCGCACGAAAACATCATCGCAAATCAGAAAGGGAGCAAATGACTCGAACGGCCAAAAACGCATTGTTCGGATTCTTGGGCGCTGTCGTCCTCGCCTGCATACCCGTGCTTTTGCCCGGGATCCTGCCCGATTCCGACTTCTCCAAAACTGAAAGAGAATTCTGGGCCGCGAAACTCCCCCCGATCTTGCAGGAGCCGAACTTGGCGAAGAGAATTGAGCTTATTACGGTGCTCGCCAGCCTCTCACCGAAGGCGCCTCCGGCGATCACCGAATTAATCAATAAGTGGAAAGACGAGCTGCAAGGCCAACGCGATGCGGCGCAAGCCGCGAAGGATGCCGCGGAGAAAGAGCGACTGGCCAAATTGGAACAGGATGCCAAGAAGAGGCAGGACGCCTTGGCCACGGCCGCAGCGGCGAAAGCGAAGGAAGCGCAAGCCAGCGCGGAAGCTTTGAAGAAAGCGAAGGCATCTTCGCACAGCGTCACATCGCTACTCAGGACGTTGAAGAAATGATACGAAGGCGCGGGCCTACCGCTGCCCGTCTTTCAACTTTCACCTTTCCGCTTTTCCCCGGTGCCCGCCTACGTCCTCACGCCCTCGTCCCCGCCGGGATGGCCGGCGACGCGGACAGATAAATAAGACACGGTTTCGCTGCGTTGCAGTGCAGATCGCCCTTGTGGGGACACCCCCTTGTGTCCCGCTTGGCAAGGGCACCGCAAACGCGGCGTCGATCAGAGAATATCGCAAAAACGACCGAGGCATTATTCCATCATGAAACGAATCCTATTCGCATCGCTCTTCGCACTCTTCGCCGTCGATCTTTCACAGGCGAAGGATCTGCCGCCCTATCAGCCTTTGACCGATGAAACCGCTGCCCGTTACTTTCTTTTCGCGGCGATGTCGTCCAGCGCCTACGAACAAGCGGACCGACACTTCGATCTGGAATCACTGGGCTGGCGCAAACTCGATTGGAAAACAGGGGCTCGAATTCCCAAGTCGCATCACTCCTACGTCGCGATGAACCTTTTCGGTTTAGGTAGCGGACTTGCCTTTGACATCTGGGAGAAAGACGGGGCCAACGAGATCGTTTTCGCGTTTCGAGGGACCGACAAGCCAGAGGATTGGCTGAAGGCAAACATCGCCATTGGGTTCTCGGTCGCATACAAGTCTGCAAAAAAGAAAGTTCGCGAGTTTATCGAGCGCAACGCGGGCAAACGAGTCGTCGCGTTCACCGGGCATTCTTTGGGGGGCGGTCTCTCGCTGTCTTGCTCTTGCGACCAAGGAATTCCTGCGATTGTTTTTGATTCATCGCCTCGCGTGTTCGACGGCCTGGGTGACCACCAAAAGCCTGCGTCACGAATTTCGATCCACCAACGCGGCGAGGTCCTTGAAACCGCCAGAAGGGCGTCGACCAAATTCCCTGAGGTCATCGACGCGATGTATGAGACGAATTTCGATTTCGGGCCCAACGTCAGCAACCACAGTGGTTTTCATCTAGCCCTCAACATCGTGAAGCAGGCGGCGAAGGTTAACCAGGACGCGAAAAAATTACTCGGCCCGTAGCATCAGTCTGGGCGCCGGGACTAGCGCCGGCGGCGCGCGGGAGGAGTGTGATCGTGCAGTGCCCGCGGCTGCTTTTTTGACACGCCCCCTCCATCGAGGCCGGCGCCGGCCTGCCGCTGCCCGGCTTTCATCTTTCAACGTTCACCTTTCCGCTTTTCCCCGGTGGCCTCCTACGTCCTCACGCCCACCCGTCGCGCGGCCTATGCCGCGCTGTTTGATTTCCGCACGCAGTTCGTCAAGGCCGCCCGGCAAATCCTCACCGCGGGCGGCCTCGCCTCCGTCGGCCCCGGCGAGGGCGTGCAGAAAATCCCGCGCTACTACACGACGGTCGATTTCGCCCGCGGCGCCGCCACCGGCCGCAAGACGTTCGTCGCCCTCGGGGATCGCCGCTCGACGGAATACAGCCAGTATTTCGGCACGCTCTCGATCCTCAACACGGTCCCGATGGAGACCGACGAAAAGAGCGGGACGCAATACCTCACGGAAGACCACGCCCGCGCCCTCGACGAATTGGTCGCCACCGAACACGCGCTGTTCATGGAGCACCTTGAGCCCTTCGCCGCGCCGCTGCTCCCCTTGCTCGACGTGCAGGAACTCATCCCCATTGAGCCCGACGAACGCCCCCTCGCCGACCGCGAGGTCAACGCCGCCTTCTCCCGCTGGCGCGTGAAATTTGAAATCCGCCCCGCCGCCTGGCCGGCGGTGGACTAAGAACAGCGAGCGCCTCTTCGCGGCAAACACGCGGTGGCCGATGGGCTGATCGTGTCCCACACCGGGCAACCTCGCGGAGTTCACGTCAAGCAGTTGGAGTCAAGCGTGCATTTGTCCGCCCACCGGACAATTCTCAGTTTGTTGATCCAACCAAACCGAGTAAACAGCCTGCCTCATCCTCACGCTCAATCTGCCGCCAAAATTCACCACCGATGAAAACACCACTGCCTCGCCGGTCGTCGCCAGTCCATCGTTCCGCCGCAACCTTGGGCGGATTCGCGCTCCTAGCACTGTTAATCACATGCGGATGCAACCACATCGACGCCGGTGTCTCGGACTACTCGCGTGCAGGCGCACCGGCTAGCAAATCCACTGACAACACAACCAAGTCCGTTCCGTTTTCCGACGGCAAATATGTGATTCCGCCCAAAGCCGACGACGCAACCTATATCCATAAGGGAGATACTATCTCGATCAATCTGGCGCATGGCTTCATCAAGGATTTCTCCGAGGCGGACTGGTTCCACCGCGTGATCGATCCCCAACTTAAGCGGAAGCGCGGGGAGGTCGCAGTCGTCGCACGGGTGAAAGAGATTTCCAACAAGGGGCCTGACTTCGATTTCACCTCCAGCGGCCACACCGGTGGCAGGCTCATCTACTACTCGGACGGGGTCCACGTAAACGCCCACCTAAATTTCTCCTTTCTGCCAGTCTACGGCCCGATCAACTATGACGGCTACCCACTGGCGATTTCATTCTACATTTTGGAACTCGATAAGAATCAGTCGGCGAGCATGAAGTCGCTCCTGAACACGCTGACTGCGGTAGGCGGCAAGGCCTACCCACCGAGCGCGCCGGTGCTGAGTGTCTTGGACAAAATCGGCAGCTCTCTGGTCAGCCAGCAGAAAGACGATGTCGATCTGGCTTATCACTTCTATCTTCAGCCGTATTCGGCCACGTCTGACAATACACTCGGTCAGCCCCTCCTGAGAACGGGAAACTACGCTCTCGTGAAGCAGGACTTCGTGCATTCGGAAGAAGTGCGCGCAGGAGTCCCGTTTAGTTGGAATGTCACGATCGACCCGTCTAACGGGCTACTTTCTAAAACTGTCACGGGAACGTCGCAGGCCTCGAAGCCGGTGCCATTCACCGGCGCGACCTATCTGACATTTCAGATCAACAAGGGGCAAAAGGCGGACAACCTCAATCAAGCCGAGCGCTTCGCCCAGTTCAGCAACTTCCTCGACTCGATCAAGGGAACGGAATTCATGGACTTTACCACCATTGGAACCCAACTGACGGGCATGCTTGCGCGCGATGAAAACGACAGTCGAGCGAAGAATCTCTTCACTGAGCTTTCGGAGAAATACCCCAAGAATGGTGTGACGGACACAGCGGACCTGAAGGCACGGCGCACGAGCCTGCTTGGGGAGCTCGAAAAATACATCTTCGATGAGAATGCTAAGGATTCTCGGTATTATTTGCGCACGGCCGACAAGAACGCCCTCCTTGAACGAATCGGTGCACTCTATTTGCCGTCCCGAGCCTCACGGCTCACCCGTGACGAATTCAAGAAGCTAGAACAGTAACTCTCGCGTCTCTGACGCAGACAACCTACCTCCGGTTCCCTCCCGTGCCCTCCGTGCCCTCCGTGGTGAAACACTCCCCGTCCGTCCCCACCCCCATTTGACACGCTGCCACCGGCAGCATGCAAAACGAACCTGTCTTCACCGACGGCCGCAGCGGCGTCTTTGATCCCCTCGTCCAGATCCTGAACCTGCCGGGCAACGGCACAGCCTACCTCCGCTACTCCTATCTGTCCGACTCCATCGACCGCGAGGCCGTGGAGAAGGAGCACATGAACGCCGACGGCGAGCCGCTCGGCTCCGATACCCGCGCCGGATTCGAGAAGGGCGCGATCAATGTCCAGCTCGACAACGCCAACGACAAGGTCGCGAGCCCCGGGCACATCGTCCATTTGGACATTGGGCAGGGCGCGGAATACTACGTCGCCGGAAAATTCGGCCGCGCCCGCACGCGCAACGACATCGTGAAAGGCGCCCTCGCCGTGAAGCGCGCCTACAACCCCATCGTCACCTCGACTCTCACGGAGGAATTCGGCCAGAAGAAATTCCTCACGCAGGCCGCCGGCGCGCTCTCCGTCGGCCTCGCGCACACCGTCGTCAACACCCGGCCCGGCGCGACCGTCGCCTGGTCCCTCGCCGCCGCCCCCGGCTTCACCCTCCCCGGCTGGCTCAACATCGTCGCGGGCACGGGCGCCCTCTCCGGCACGGCCGTGGCCGGCACGTTTGAATTCGACCTCGTCGTGACCGACACCCTCGCGAACTACAAAACGCGCAAAGGCTTCGGCCGGATCAACCTCCTCATCACCTGAGTCCGATCCCGATCCACGCCACGGAGGACACTGAGCGCAGCCCACGGAGAACACGGAGCCAATCCGCCGGGCTTCCTCTGTGCCCTCTGGGTCCGGGCTCTGTGCGCTCGGTGGCGAAGATCGAACTCCGTTCCTCCTCCCCGTGCCGCTCAACGAACCCTTCCTCGCCGCCCGCGCCGCGGAGCACGCCAACCGGCTGCTCACCCACCTCGGCCTCGCCGCGCCGCTCGTCCTGCCTCTCCGGCGGCCGCGCCGCTTCCGCCGCGCCTTCGCCGTGCCGCAGCGGCTCCTCACGGAGCGGATGCGACTCGAGCTCATCCTCGCGCAAAACGCGTTCTTCACCGCCCGGCGGCCGTTGCTCGGCGACGTGTTCAATGTCCTCTGGCGGCTGCATCCCGAATTCCGCCGGCCGCACCCGCTGCGCGTCGGCCTCGTCCGCGACCTCGGCGCGCGCCGCTTCCGGCTGCTCCGCCTCTGGCGCGCCTTCGGTTCGCTCCGCACCGCGCGCGCGCATCGCTGGCTCTCGCGCCACGTGGCCGCGTGCGATCTGTTCGCCGCGGAAAAACTCATCGTCGACCGCCTCGCCCTCGCGGAGCAGGACGCGCCCGGCGCGCCGTGGGAACCCGGCCGGCACTCCGCCGTCGCGCCGCCGTTCTGCTATTTCGACGACCTGGCGGTCCACCTCGCCCGGAGCTACGGCGTGCCCGTCGCGGCCGCCCTCGATCTCCCCCGCGCCCTGGTGCATCAACTGTGGCGCGCCGAACAGCTCGCCCAGCCCGACGGCGAGCTGAACGTCTTCGCGCCGAGCGACCGCCTGCTCGCCCCGGCAAGATCGGCTCTCAGCTCTCAGCCCTCGGCTCTCGGCTCCGATCCTTCACCTTTCAACTCTCAACCTTCAACGGACGCGGCGCCGGCCGCCGCCGCGTCATGAGCGATCTCCTTTACAGCGTCGGGCTCGACATCACCGATCTGAAAACCTCCGCGCGCGCCGCGAAGGAACAGGCCGACGACATCAAGCGCGGCTTCAAGGGCTTCAAGGACGTGATTGAATTCGGCGGCGTCGGCGCGGCCGTGTTCGGCTTTTTTCGGAGCGTCATCGCCCACGCGATGGAATTGAAGGGGCCGCTCGACGACAACACCGCCGCCGTGAGACGCTTCGGCGGCGCGCTCACCGAGGCCAAGGAAGGGACGTTGTCATGGGGCGCGCAAGTCCTCGGCTTCTGGAACCGGGCCGGCGAGGGCATCGGCATGACGATTCGCGCCATGATCGACGGTTCCGCGCAGGTGCGGCAGGCCGCGCAGACGGAGCGCGAGGCACAGGAGGCCATCGTCGCGATGGAGAAGGAACGGAAGGCCAACGGCGAGGCGCTCAAGAAAATCAGCGCCGACCTCGCCGAGCTAGACCGCGAGCGCACCAAGCTCGCGCTGGCCGACCTGACCACGCAGGAAAAAGTGAACCTCGCCGTGCAGCAGGTGCGCGATGCGCGCGCCGCGGAAGCCGCCTCGGCCGGAAGCACGCTCGAAAGGCGCAAACTCCACCTTGCCACGCAGCAGGCCGAGGTCGATCTGCTCCGCCAGTTCGGCGTCCAAGACAAGGAAAACGCCGACAAGAAAAGCAAGACGGACGAGGCCGCCACGAAGGCCGCCGAGGAACACATCAAGCTCGCCGACAAGCTCGTGAAGCTCCGCTTCGAGGCACTGTCGGACGAAGAAAAGCTTCTCAGCCTCGAAACGGAACACGCTGGCATCATCGCCGCCATCGCGGACGATAAACAAAGAGGCGCCGACACGACGCAGGCGGAAATCTCCCTGCTCGAAAACATCAATGCGATTGAAGCGGTGCGCCTCAAATTGGTGGAGGCGCGGGCCGCGGCGGAACGGACCGCGGCAAAGGAAGCGGCGGAGGCGGCCAAGGCGGCGCAGATCGCGGAGGAGCTGGCCCGCCGCGAGCGCGCGGCGAAGAGCATCCAATTCCGCAGCGGCGCCGACTTCGCCAACGCGAGCGACGATGCGCTGGAGGAAATCGTCCGGCGCAACCGGCAAAAGGCGATTGAGCTCCGCAACAATGGGCAGGGTCTCAACGCCAACTATTTCAACCGGCAAGAGGCCGGCCGGCTTCAGGCCGAGGCCAACAACGCCGAGCAGGAACTCCGCCTGCGGCAGGGCATCCGCAGCAGCTTCGCCCGCGGCGGGGAGCAACAGGTGTTTTCCGATTTCCAGCACCTCGACCCCGTCGTGCTCGACCGTCTCATCGGCCAGTTTGCGCAGCAGCAGACGACGGCCACGCAGTCCGCCCGCGACCTCAGCCAGATCAACCAACGCCTCGCCCAGGTCTTCAAACTGGGCGGCTAGCCCAGTTTGCCCTGCGTAGCTCCGCCCCGGAGCGAAGCACGGGCCACCCACGCCACGCCCTCGCCACCAATGCCCGCGCCGCATTTCCCCACGTTCACCGATGGCTACTACGCCACTCCGATCCGCATCTCGCGGACGCCGCGCGAGTATCCGTTCAGCCAGAACGGCGACATCACGACGGCCGTTTACATGGCGACCTACGTCGTGAACCAAGGCCAGTTCACGCCCACGGCTCGCGGCACGGTCGACCCCGAGACCGCCGGTTTTTATCTCCTCGCCGAATCCAAGCCGGAGATTGTGCAGGGCGACCTCGCCACCTTCACTCGCACGTATTCCAATATCCCCCTCCAGCAGATTGTCCCCGGCTCCATGTATGTCACCAAGCCGAGCCTGAGCGGCAGCTTCCCGCGCATCATCGGCGGCTCGCTCGTCATTCAGCCCGACCCGTCCGTCGCGACCTTCAAGTTCTATTCCCAATTCACGGTCAATTCCGACAGCGGGCCGCCCGCCGTGGTCAACTATCCCACGGGCGGAACTTACACCCTCACGCTCGGGGCGAGCACGACCTCGGCCCTCGCCTACAACGCGAGCGCCGGCACGGTGCAAACCGCGCTCAACGCCCTCGCCAGTCTCACGGACCGCAGTATCAGCGTCACCGTCTCCGGCGCTTACAACACCCCCACCGGGTTTCAACTCTCGACCACCCCCTACGCCGTCGGTTCAATCAACGTAAGCGGACTCACGGGCACGACGGTGATCGCGCCCAACGCCAGCGTGGCGGGCGGAACTTTGATTGGCGGGCTGTTCTACACGAGGTTCATGTTTACCGCCCTTGGCTGGCCGGCGAGCGGCGACCAAATCACCGGCGGCACGTTTACGATCACGATGTTCGGCCAGACCACGGCGCCCATCGCCTACAACGCTTCACTTGCCACCGCCACCGCGGCCATTCAGGCGCTCTCCAAGGTGGGAGTCACGGCGGTCGTCTCCTCGCACTTCAGCTACGGCAGCGGCATCATTGGCGGCACCGGTGGCGGCAAGCTCATCGTGCTGTTTGTCGATCTGCCAAACTACGCGTTCACGGCGAACGCCGCGTCACTCACGCCAAGCGGTTCCATCGCCAACACCGATGGGTTCGGCAACGTGACTTTCGGCGGCGTCGCCGCGACCGTCCGCATCCTCAACGCCCCCAGCCACGGCCTCACGGAGGCCGACAACATCCTGATCACGCAGGGCGGAGTCGCGACGGAACTCCTCAGCGGCAAATTCACGGTGGTCGATGCGAACACGATTCAGTTGAGCTCCGCGAGCGGCGCGCCCTTCTTCAACGCGTCCGCGATCACGGCCATCGGCAAACTCACGAGCACCTACTCGGGCGGGACCGTGCTGACCCGCATCAAGCGCGTCATGGATTTCTATCTGCCCGGTGTCTCGCCCGGCATCACGACCATCGACGATGTCCCGCTTCCGGTGTATCAGGGCGATGCCGACAGCCTGCTCGCCGCCATCATGGCGGGCAGCACGAGCATCAACTACGAGGTCGGCGATCTCTTGCAGTGGCGCGATAGCCCGATCCTCACCCGCACCCGGATCACGCTCAACGCCGCGACGCTCTAGCGCCCATGCCCATCGACGACAGCGCAAGCCTGCTCGATCTCATCCGCCACCCGGACAAGCTGCGCGATGCCCTCGCGCTCCTCCGCAAGCTGGAGCGGCTGAAAGTGCAGACGCGCGACAGCGAGGGGCGGCTGACGATTTCCCCGCTGCTCATCTCCGACCGCAACGCAATCATCGATCTCACCTTCGAGGAAAACGCCGTGGCCGTCGTCCCTCCGCCCGTGCCCGTCGCCGGGCCCGTCGCCTATTGGCCGATGGACGAGGCGAGCGGCGACGCGGTCGACAGCGCGGGCAACAACGATCTCACGAACACCGCCGTCACCTACGCCGCCGGCCACCGCGGCAACGCTGCGGTGTTCAACGGCACGAGCGCGCAGCTCCTCCGCACCCACGGCACGCTCGACGGGCTGCGCCTCGTCAGCGCGTTCTCTTTCGCCTTCTGGCTGAAGATTGCCGCCCAGCCCACGGGCACGACCTACGTCATCCTCGGGAAATTCAAATACATCGGGTCCGACGATCGCCAATACGCCCTGATCTACGAGGACGACGCCGCCGGCGGCTTCAACTTCGCCGTCAACCTCAGCAACAACGGCACGAGCTCGGTGAAGCAGAATTTCCCCACGACCCTGCCCACCGGCGTGTGGACGCACGTCGTCGCCACCTACGATGGCGCCACCAGCATCGTCGCCTTCTGGCTCAATGGCGTGCTCGTCAACTCCTACAACAGCGGCATGGGCAACCTGTATCCCGGCACCGCGGATTTTATTCTGGGCAACTTCTCCGGCGTCGCCCTCTGGCTCAACGGCGCGCTCGACGACGTCGTCGCCTACAACCGCGTCATCACCGCCGCGGAGATCGCCGCGCTCTACAACGGCGGGGCCGGCGCCGCGCCGTGACGCCGTAGGCTACCGCATGGCCTAGTGTGTGAGTCCGGGAAAAGTCGCGGCTATGAACAAAGCGAAGGCAATGAGCAGCCAGATAAGCGCCGTGCGAATTGCCTCTCGATTTATCTTCATGAGGCAGACCGCACATTGCGAGATGCATCGCGCCTCCCCTAGAACCGCGCGCCGCGCTCAACCATCGTCTCGGCCACCGTGACGAATTGCGCCGCGAGAGTGTAGAGCATCTCGGGCGTCACGCGGCCGGCCGCGACGCCGTTGCCGTCCGCTGTGGCGTCAATCGTCAGCTCGGCGTAGCCTTTGGAAAATTCCGCCGGCAGCAGGATTTGGAAAGAGACCAACCGCACGGGGGTGTCGCTCCACGCCGACAGGATCGGCGTGCGGTAGAAGTGGCGCGGTTCGGGGAGCCCGGCGCGGCGCCGGAATCGGGCGGGAGTTCATTCATGGGATTTTTCGGGGAAGTCGCCTTCGTCGCGATCAGCGCTTCGCCGGGCAGGTTTTCGGGTTACGCTTCGGTGACAATCTCGAATGCAATCCCGCAGAGTTCGGACCGTCCATATGACAGGGAAATGGCCTCCGCCACGGCCGCCATTTGACACCCACGCTCAGGCATGAACCGCCTCCGCCGCATCCTGCCCGGCCTCGCCCTCGCCCTCGCCCTCGCGCCCGCGCTCCGCGCGCAGGCCCCGGCCGAAAACATCCCGCTCGGCTCGCACGTCACGCTGGTCGCCTCCACCGATGGCCACCCTTCGCCCACGGTGGAATGGTTCAAGGACGGGAAAAAAATCGGCGACAGCCTCCCGTTCGCCCTGCCCGATTCGAGTCCCGCCCCCGTCTTCGAATGCCGCTTGGTCCTCGGCGTCATCGGCAAGGACGCCGCCGGCTCCTACGTCGCCAAGGCGACGAACTACCTGGGCTCCGCCTCCTCCGAACCCTACGTCATCACGACGAACACCGCGCCCACGAAGCCGACGATCCGCGTCATCGCCGTGAAGCCGTCGCAAGTCACCGTCGAGGTGCAGCCGGGCGTGAAAGTGATTCAGGGCGGCGCGAAAAAGTGAGGCCATGACGTTCCGCCAATTCATCGCGAAGGCGCTGGAGGAATCGCCCGGCGTGCCGTCATCGGTCCGCCTGCAACTGCTCGTCATCACCGCGGCCGTCGTCGCGGTCTTTGTCGGGCTCTCCGTCTCCGTCGCCCTCGGCAAACTGGCGGACATCCCGGCCGGCGTCGTGAGCTTTGGCACCCTGCTTTTCTCCGGCGCGGCCGCGGCGAAGGTAATCCAGCAACGCAGCGAATGATTTTTCCCATGCACTACAAAAACGGCAGAGAAGCAAAGATCGGGGATCGCGTTGTCGTCCCCAATAACGGGCAGCCCTTCATCGGGATGCTGACACAGGCCAACGCGGCCTCGGCGACGTGCAACGGGCGCGTCGCTCCCCTCCCCCTCACGCGCGAGGACTACGTCACGATTGGGGACATTCTCCACGTCGACGACGCGCTCGCAGCCACCCCGCCGAAACCCGCCTGACGCCGCGCCCATGAAGCAACGCGCCGCCGTCTCCCTCGTGGTCATCGCCGCCCTCGCCGTGCTCGGCGTGGGCGGGTTGTGGCTCACCAAGCCCGCGCTGTTCGGCGGCGCGTCGAAACGCGCGGCCGCCAGCACGGCCGCGACGGCACAGCTCGATCAAGCCGTGGTCGCGCAGGGCGCGGCCGCGGCCGCCTCCGTCGTGAAGATTGCGGAGGCCAACGCGCTGGCCCCGGAAAGCCCGGCCCGGGCGTTTATCGGGCAGGAGACGACCGTCACCCTCTCCCGCCTGCCCCCGCCCGATCCGCGGGCGCTATTGGAAGCGGAACGCCGCCGGGCGGCCGTCATGGAGGGCCGGCTCGACGAGGCGCGCCGGCTCTACGAGGCGGCCGCCAAGAAATCCGAAACGCTCCAGCGCGAGCGGGACGAGGCGCTCGCCGCCCGCCGCGCCGCCGACCTGGCCCTCGAATCCGCCGCGGCCGCCGCGCACGCGCGCACCGTGCAGGCGCTCGGCGTCGGCGTCGTCGCCGTGCTCGCGCTCGCGGCCTTCGCCTACGTGAAACTTTTCCACGTCTCGCCGGCCGTGATGGGCACGATTGCCGCGGACATCCGGCACGGCGTGCGGCCCATCCAAGCCATCACGGACAACCTTGCGCCGCGGCAATACGGCCCAATCCAAAAGGCCGCCAAGCTCGCCGCGGAGCTCGACGACGGCCCGCCCGCCGAGGTGGCCGCGCTGAAAGCCGAGCCGCGGTAGGCTCGCCTAGGACCCGAGTCAGTGTGAAACCAATTTCGTCTGGACTTGAACTAGATTCATCAAAATCTGGTAACAATCTGTGACGATAATAGATACCCTTACCCATCCGCTGTTTGTCGCGCTCGGAATTCCCGTTGTTTTTTTGATTTGTGGTGGTCTATGCAAGAGCGTGATCGTCAGAAGCCTAGAGCTGGAGCATTTTTATTTGGGACTGGAGTGTGCTCTCGCGGCTGTCAGCTCGGCGATGATTCATGTCTACGATCTTTGTCGAAAAGTGCCGCAATCCGCCGCAGTGCCACGCGAGATACTGACACAATTTCAAATTTGCGCTGGTTTTGTCGTGATCTCACTCTGCCTTATCTTAGTGCTCCTTTCTGTGCATCAGAAATTCAGCCCGTTGCCGATTACGGCAAAGACCGATGCGAAGCTACCACAGACCCCTGAGTGGCGCCGGTTTGTCTTCCTCGGAATTTTTTCAAACTTAGTCGGCCTAGGTCTAATGGTTGGTTTCATCTTAAGGGTGAAAAATAATTGACATGAAACACCACAGGTCACACGCACATCAAATGGAAGTAGCGACGACTGGGCGCAGAGAAGGCCGACGACGAACAACATCGGTCGAACCGCATGCGAATCCGCCTGATGCCCGAGCCTCGAATCACATAGGCCTAGAACTAGTATCCGGCCTAGCGACTCTCGCGAGCGTAGGAATAACGATAGCCGCGACGACTGCTTCAATTATGTTTGTGGCCACAGCGCTTGCAGCTACGGCGGCAGTTACGACGGTGCTGGCAGCGAGCCGCAAACACTAGGCGCGATTGCCGGAACGCTAGCTCCAAATGACCGCTAATCAATAGTCTGCCAGACTGCGGTGTGGGTAAGTGAACCGAAAGATTCACCCACGACAGGGAGAAAGCTGAAGCACAGCGCATGATTCACCGGTAGCGTTTCTGTGAATGTCGCGCCTCAAGTCCCCCTTACTGTCCCGCACAGATTCGCTCCGCCCGGCGGCGCGGAGCACCGTCGCAGAATCGTGATGCGCTTGTTCAGCCGCTCGTGCTACCGCCCGAGGATGAGCGCATCGATCTTGAATCCTTCCAGCGTCGCGCGGGGCGCGCGCCGACGCCGAGTCCCGCCGCACCGATGAAAACCGCTCGCGGATTATCTGCGTGGAAAACAAGGTCGGCATTCAGCGCGACGTGGCCGCGCTGAAAGCCGAGCCGCGCTAGCCGCGTCCGCGCTCCCCAGCGGCGGCGCGGCCTCAGAAATGCGTCTCGTTGCTGCCGTTGAGATCGAGCCGGCCCGCGCTCGCGGGCAGCATCCAGAAATTTTCCTCCAGCGTCCGGCCCACCTGCCGCGTCGTGTAGCACACGATGAACACCGTCTCGCCCGCCGGCACCCGCAGCTCATAGTCACCGTTCGCATCGGTCGCCGTCGCCGCCACGGGCTGCATCCCGATTTTCTTTCTCGTGTCGCTCCAAGCCGAAAACGCTGCGCCCACGCGCTTGGTCACATGGATGTTTGAAGCAGTCTCCTCGACTCTCATGGCCTGTCGGATTTCAGCCTGCACGAGGCTCAGGTAGCTCAACGGGTAGGCCGCCACGGTCGCATCCGCAAAGCGGCGCACTCCCGCGCCCTGCGTGGTGATGTAAACGGTCCCGGCAATCACTTGCTCGACCACAGTCTTTGTGGGCGCCGGACTCGCCTTGGCCGTGACCGGCGGCGATTTCACCGGGGCCGCGCTGGCCGCGGGCCGACGCTGTCCGGCCGCCTCGCGCACTCCATCGGGCAGCACGTCGTAGGTCAGCGTTCCCCGCCCCCCTTCCCACTTCGCCATCACCGCCGTCGGGGCGTAGCTCATCACCGCGACGTTCCGCAGCGTGCGCCCGTCGCGCAGCTTCAGTTCCGGGATCGGGCGGTCGAGGTTCACCTCGGCGCCAAAGGCCGCGGAGGCCAAGCCGAGGGCGAGGGCCAGCAATGCAGTCGCGGTTTTCATTTGTGCGGGTGTGCCCGCAACAACAGCCCCCGTCAGCCAAGGTGACGCGGCCGCGGCACCTTCACCTTTTTTTCGCCCGCGGTTATCCCCCATTTTACCAATCTTGTCGCGGACAGTCCGTGCGGCTAAGGTCGGGCGGTCGGTTTTGACAACCTGGCCTCCGTATGTCGCACCGCTCCGAGAACTCGGCGGAAGTCCGCGCGCTCCGGGCCTCGCTCTGCTTGGAGCGCGCGCGGGCCTGCGCCTACGTCGAGCACCTCGCCGAATTCATGACCGCCGAGCAGCTCGCCCACGCCCTCGAACTCTGGGAGCTCAGGTGCGAGGAGTGCGGCCTTTCGCCGCCTTCGCCTTCTCGGCCGCCGTATCCTTTTCCTTCAGCACCCGTTTAGTCGTAGCGGTCAGCAGATCGAGCATCTCGCTCGGGGCGGACAGCAGGTCGGCGGCCGCGGCGGAGCCGGAGGCCACGGGAGCCACCGGCACAATCACGCGCTGACGTATCTCCATGTCCTTGGGCACGCGGCCGAACGCTTCGTGCGCCCGCACAATCGCTTTCGCGGCTTCGCGGAGCATCTCTTGCACCTCGAAATCGTTCTGACCGGCAACCTCTCGCAAACGCGCTTCCAGTTCGGGAGTAACACGGAAAGGCATTTGGACGGATTTTTTCGTATCTCGTAAGTCCCGGTTCATGCGGTGAATCAAAACCGCAGGATGACACCCGATAACTTTAATGTTGAAACCAAAGGTCATCTTATGTCATCATTTGTTATCGTGCGAGCCGAATTAAAACTCACCGAGCAAGCCCCGCTGCGGATTACGGCCGAACTGAACGAGCGGCTCGAAAAAGCCTGCGACAAGCTCGGCGAGCGCCGGCCGCAGTTCATCCGCCGGGCCATCGTGCAGGAGCTGGATCGCGTGGAGGCGATCCAACCCGCGCTCGATGCCCCCACCCGCGCCCGCCTCGAAAAGCTCCGCGTGCTCGAGGAGCTGGCCGTCGACGTCGACGCCGAGCTCGAGCGCCTGCTCCAAGCCGCCGGGCAACCCGCGGCCTAAACCTGAACCCGCATCCGATCATGAAAATCAAACTCGGCCAAAAAATCCTCGTCGTCATCCCAGGCCTCTCGGACCTGAGCGAACAGACCGTCACCGGGATCGAACGCCTGTTCGGCGCGGTCTACCTCCGGCTGGCGAACGGCTGCCTCGCCCGCCCGTCCGACGTGTTCGCCGTGTATTCCTGACCATGCACACGCCGACGCCGCCGCCCGCCTCGCCCGCGACCCTCCGCCTGATGCTCGCCATCCAGCGCGCGCAGGCCGGAGGCTTTGCCCACCTCGCCGCCGCGCTCGCCCGGCTGCTCCGCGCCGAACTCGCCCGATGAAAACGCCCGCCGTCATCCCGCCGCTCGTCGTGGCGCACAACCTCGTCGCCCGCATGGCGCAGGCCGCCGCCCGCGCGGGCGACACGGGCCGCGCGTGGGTCGCGTCGGGCGTGCAGCGCCTGCTCGGCCGCGAGCTCACCGTGCGCCGCGCAGGCGCCGCGCAGGCGCACGCCATCGCCGGGCAGGTTCACACCGCGGAGGATCTGCTCGACGCCGCGCTCGCCGGCGACGGCGTGATCGATGCCGGCGAGGCCGTGCGCCTCCGCGCCGCGCTGCGCAAGCCGGAGCGCGCGGCCGGCGAACTCGCCGCCACCCTGCACATCCCCGCCGGGGAGCCCGCGCCATGAACGACGCCGATAGCGCCCGCCTGTTCGTGCACGTCACCGCGCAGCGCTTCCGCTGGGTGCTGGCGGGCGACGGCCGCGCGCTCGGCGGCGGGTGCGTCGCCACGGCGGAGGAAATCCGCCTGCAACAGGTCGTCGCGGGCGTGATGGAGGTCGTCTTCTTCTTTGAATACCCGCACCTGCCGCCGGCCGCGCTCCCGCACGCCCCCGAATGGCGCCTCGCCACGCCGGCCGAAGCGTCGGCCGCGGCGGGAATCTTCTCCGCCCTCGCCGCATGAAACCCGCGGATGCGAAGCAAGTGGCCGAGGCCGTCGTCGCGACGCTGCTCGCGCGCGGCCTCGTGACCGGGCGGCGGAGCGCGCGCTGGGTGGCCCCGGACGATCCGTCGCTGGTGCCGCCCCGGCTGACCGTCGCGCAATTCGCCGTGTGCGTCGGCCTCTGCATCGAGGTCGTCCGGCGGCGCATCCGCGACCGCTTCATCGCCCGCGAATTCGTCTTTGGCCCGCCCTACCGGATCGACCGCGCGGCGCTCGCCAGCTTCAAGGTGCCTTTGGAGCTGGCGGCCGGCCGCCTGCGCTGCGCCGCGTTCGCGGTGGCGCCGGCTGAGCTGGATCGGCGGGTGCGCGCCTTTCCAGTTCCGCGAGCCACTCGCGCCCCATCGCGTCCGCCGTCTCCGGCGTGATCGTCTCCCACCGCCTCCCCTCCTCGGCCGTCGCGTTCCCCTTGTAATGATCCCACAACTTTTGCTGATTCCGGTGGCACAACAGATAGGCCGTCAGGCCGGGATTCGTGCGCGCGGCCAGGTGGTAGGTCGCGAAGCTGTGCCGCAGGCAATTGTGCGGATGGGGCACGCGCGCGGCGCGGAACAGTTCGCTTTTCAATTCGAGGTATTGGCGTTCCGTCACCGCCGCATCGTCGGGCGCGACCGCGAGCCAGGTCCACAACACCTCGGGGAAGCCCTCGACGTATTGCCGGCGGCGCGTCTTGATGCTGCGGCTCGGGTGGCGGATGCCGCGGTCTGCCATGTTCACGTCCTCGGGGCGCAGGCGGACGGCGCTGCTGTAGCGGATGCCGGCGTAGGTTTCGAGGGCGATGCGGCGGAGCGCGGGCGCGAACCGGCGCGCGCCGCTCGCGTCCGTGAACGTGGCGCACGTGTGCAGCAATTGCGCGAGCTGCGGCACGGTGAGGATGCCCACGTCGTCACCCGGAAGCAGGCGGGCCGGCAGCCGGGCGCACGGATTGTCGGCCCGGAGGCGGGCGTTGATGGCGTGCGCAAAGAAGGCGCTGAGCATCTTCCGGTAGTTGTTGAAGGTGGCGGCCGCCATCGGCTCGCGGGCGGCGAGCCATTTTTTCAGGTCGGTGTCGCGCAGCTCGCCGACCCGCCGCGGGCCGAAGTCCTCGGCGAACAGGTGCAGCGCGTGGCGGCGATGGCGGTAGGAATCGGCCGCCGCTTCGCCCCGCTCGACGCGCGCGGCGAACTCGCGCAGATACTCGGCGACGTGGGCGGCGACAGTGGTCGCGTTGACCACGACGCCGGAGCTGGTCAACTGCGCGCGCCACGCGGCGACGACCTCGGGCCAAGGCGCGCCGTCGGTGGCGGCCTTGAACGCGTGCCAGTCGTCAATCTCGCGCCGGCTGAGGGTGCGCAGCGCGCCCTCGCGCCGGGCCTTGCGGAGCTGCGCGGCGCGGGCGGCGCACAACTCGACCGTGGGGAAAAACTGTTTGCGCACAGTGCGGACCTCGCGGCCTTCCTCGGGGCGCCAGACGCGCTCGGCCCATTCGACGCCGTAGGGATTCGGCCGGCCAAGGCGCGGCGGCAAGAGGCGGACGCCGCGGGTGGAATCTTGGGGCGTGTTTCCCGCGCTCCGCGGGGTGCGTTCGGATTGCAT